TCAGCGAAGCCCACATCAAAGAGCTCAATCAGATTGTCTCCGCCTATCTCGATCTGGCCGAGAACCGGGCGCAGCGGCAGATTCTGATGACAATGGCGGACTGGATTGCGTTTCTACATAATTTCCTTGAGCTCTCCAAATATCCGATCCTTGAAGACAAAGGCACGGTCAGCGCTCTGGCAGCAAAACTCAAAGCGGAACAGGAGTACGAAAGCTATCGCCGGATTCAGGATGAAGCCTATATCTCCGACTTTGATAAAGAGATAGCGCGCATAGAGGGTAAAAAACCATGAGCCCGCTATGAAGAGTATAAGCGTGAGTTTTACAAGAAGTGCACCCGGGAGTTTGCCGAGCAAAGTATCAAGACCATCGAGGAGTTGCGCACATGGCTTCTGGAAAAGATAAACAACTGATTTATAAAGAAATTGAGAACTATCTCGCCCTGCTCAAAGAGAAAGATATTCATATCCTTCAGGCGTACCTGTTTGGCTCATATAGCAGCGGTCACGCCGATGAATGGAGTGATATAGATTTGGCTCTGGTAACAGACAGATTTTTTGGCGATAGTTTTGACTTCAGATTCATGTTGACCAAACTGGCCAGAACTATCGACCCGGATATTGAGCCGCACCCTTTTCTTCTGGCGGATTTTAACGAAGGTAATCCGGCGGTGAAAGAGATTATCAGAACCGGTGAGCAGCTGGTTTCGTAGGTAGTGTTCCGCTTTTGACCGCGACTTTTATGGTTGAACCTGTTAAACCAGTTGCGTTTCACGATGAAGCTGTTCAACGCAACCTACTCTGCTGATAGTCCCCCCTTTAAAAAGTTTATTGAACGGGCGTGACAAAACTTTTTACTAAGATTGTCATAACTACCCCTCTAAAATCGTTTGACCCCTTCAAATTCTATTTGATTTTAGACTAAAAAGGGGCAGATCTCTCCACCCCCGGCAAGTTCACCCCTATAAAATCTTACCCCGTTGAAATAGCGGCATCTGTTTGCACCCGGAAACTCTCCGTCCTGAGCCATTGAAACTGAGTGGCTGTTTCGATCTGCCACCTTCAGCGCCTTGAACCGTTGAAATGATGGCGTCAATTTATTCCTGGAAACTCTCCGTCCCAGACCGTTCAATTTCAGCTGCCATCCTGATCGCCTAGCTTCGCTGTCCCAGACCGTTGAAATTGAGTACCTATTTTGACCCGGTTGCTTCGCCGTCCCAGACCTTTGAAATTGCGACTTCAGTTTGCATCCGGAAACTCTCCGTCCTGTACCATTCAATTTCAGCTGCCGTCCTGATTGCCTTTTTAGGATCTTTCTGCCGGTCTCTCATATCGTCAATCTGACTGCCAATTGACAACATGAGGCACGGGCAGAAACTAGCAGTAAACGCCTTTCAAATCGTCTTTAAAGCCCTTTTGAACCCTCATTACACATCCCTTCTGTGACTATTGAATTTACGGTCAATCCTGTTAAAATAGTTCTATGTTCTGCGCGATTCTTCTACTCATATGGCTGATAAGCATTCCCGTTCAAATGGTTTCTTCTGGGACTGTGCAAAGTATCGCCAATACTATTATTTGGCTGGGGCCACTGTGCTTTATGGCTTGGCTGATACCTTAACCCGACATAATCCTTCAAATTTCATTTATTAAGCTCTTCCGTAATATCAAAACCTGCCTTATGAAATATTTCCATTATTTGGACAATCTTTGCATCGTAAGCATTTTCAAACATATGAGCGCCTTCCGTTCCATGCTTAGCAATAGAACGTCTAACAACGAATTCAAGCTGTATTGCTTTTTTTATATCTACGCCGAACTTCTTTTGTATCCAAGGGACTAAGCCGCCAGAAGCGTTATATACCCTCACAACCCTCTCTCCTGACTTTTTCTTATGGCTCAAATACTCCCCTTTTCGTATTCTCTTTCCTTTTTCTTTTACCATGTAATATTTATCAACGTTTGCGCCAGGTGGCATTTTACCGCCTGGCTCACGCCCTTTTTCGACAACTTCGGCATAGGGATGATTACTGCATACTATACCTTTGACCATAGGAGTTCCTTTCCGGAGAACTTCTCCTTTTATACTGGCAAGTAATCCACCCTGAGCGCCATAAACCCCCTGTGGTGTTCTTTTTTTAACCTCAGCCAGAAGAAGGGTGGTCGCTTTAGTTATTGCCACATCAAGGTGCTTTTGAATAACCATTGGTGCTTTATCTTCTAAAATAGCTAAGTTTTCCCATACTATTATTTTCAGTTCCATAATCCCTCCTTTCCAGCTCCATTATTACCCGGCTGCACCGGTCGCCTTGTCAACACTTCAGCAAAGATTCTCAGCCGCTCCGTTTCTTCCCTGGCAACGGCTTTTACTGCCTCCAGCCTCTTATGTTCTGCCTGGTGTTGTTGATGGTTATTCCAGACGGTACAACCGCCCCATGCTGCTATTCCGATAACCATAACAAAGATGAACCCGGCATTTTCCATTGTGCTGTCCCTCAACCTTTTTGATTAAGGAAGGTAGGGTAGGAGGTTTACCCTACCTTCCTCATTTTCTTGCCAGTTTAGCGGCACATAGCCGGGGTCTCACTGGTATTGCCCCTGGCAGACCATGCAAGGAGGCTCACCCCACGAAATGACGGGGATAAGCGCCTACCCGGTTTATGGTCTGCCTATCTAACCGGGTAGGAATTCAAACTAACCAACAACCGACTTGTAAGCCCCACGGTAATCAGTTACCGCTGCCTCATAGTCATGGCTGATTTTGTACTGAAGGCGTCCACCAACAAACATTTGACCGCCACTAGGATTGTCAGCAACAAGCATAAGCGGTTCCTGTTGCCCATTCAGAAATGCCAATTCAACAATTTCGCATTCATCAGGGTCAGCAAACATGAACCAGTCACTAGCGTCTGTCTGGAAGGGATTCTCAAGCAGCCCTTCAGACTTGAAGTAACCGTACATTGAGTTGCCATCTTCGACTGCAACCGCCTGCGGGTTGAAGTTGTTGACGTTTGTGACAAGCCCGCGAAGGTCAGAAGGGAAAGCAACTGTTACGGGACGAAGGCCCAAAGCCTCGTCGGTTTCCAGTTCATGCTGCTTAAAAAATGCAGTCCGGGCGGCTTCAGCAGCGGCGATACTGTAGGCGGCAGAGCCAAGGTTATTGTGGTCAACATGGAAGATGTTCTTGCCATCACCATCATAGATGGCATTGGTAAGAAAGGGAGACCATACCCGCCTTGCCAGTGTGCGCCGGGCAGCGCGGGGGAGGCGGTTAATAATCTTCTGCACAACCCGGACATCATCATTGATAATTGTCCGGCGGTTAATGGTGATAATGCCGCCTTTTTCCTGAAGGGCATATTCTACCTTTTCATCAGAAACCTCACCCAAATCAGGGTAATCATCAATATCAGTATTGAGAGTCGGCAAGTCGCCATAGTAACCAATCCGGACACTTTCCAATGTGCGGAAATCTTTGGCATTGCGTATATTCTGCCCTACCAGCCGGGAAACACCATAATCAGAGATTTCCCGGTAATCGTTCACCAACTTACGATAAAGGGTATTCCCCAGGACATAACCGAATGTTGCATCACCATAAGCCGCCTGCATCCGGCGGGATTGCTCCGGTTTCAGTACGCCGGTAACATCAGTATCCCCGGTCAATTCAACGTAAGCGGCGCGAAGGCTGGAAAAGATAGGTACATCCTTCTGTTGGCTGGAAAGAGGCACGCGGAAAAGCCCGTCAAGTGCTGCCTGGTAGCGGTCGATTGATTCACGACCAATACTGACACGCTGTGAACCAGCTCCCTGAATGGCACCTGAAGCGGTAAGTTGGTCAAGTGTCTCTTTTTCCAGGCGGATAGCGGCATTCATCGTATCAACTGTAAAGATTTGACCAGCAAACTGCTTTTGAAGTTTGGACTGAACCGGTCTTGGCAAGCCTGAAGCCACCAAATTAGTATTCAACATTGTGGCACAAGTGCTTTTCTGTAGATCATCGTTTGTCATTTTGTTACTCCTTTTGTACTGTTCGTTTGAGTTGAATTTATGGTTCCGCCATCTGCCAACTGCAACGGCGGCTCCCGTGATTTCTGCCGCTGGCAGTCCTTGCACAGATATTCAGCAATGTAGCTTTCGCATTCTCTTATGCCTTCAGCGTTGCTCAGACCGACAAGGGAGAGTGCTATTTTGGTCGGTATTCTGATATTTATTGAGGCGTAACCGGCAAAACCGGAAAAGAAAACCTTGGATAACCAGAAAGCTGTCATTTTACGGCCATCCCTGCCCCTTGAGCGCTTACGTTTCCTGATATAATACGACCTACCCTTTACACCGTAACTGCACAAGGTGTCGTCAATGCCGGGTTCGATTTCATGCGTCATTTCGTGCGCTCCCCTTGGATAGTGTTTCTCAAGTGCTCATCATTCCTTCTGATAAAATCGACTATTTCGGCATATGTCACCCGGCGGTTGTTACCTTGAAGAAAGGTCTTGAGACAGTCCGGGCGAACCATATTGCCAGCTGCATCAACAGCGTATTTTCTAAGGAGCCGCCAAAAAGACTGTTCTGTAATTCCAAATACAGAACACACCTCTGATTTATGGTAACTGCCTCGAACCGGAATACTGAGCACGGCAAGAGCCGCCTTGACGGTCTTCTCTGCCTGAATGGCGTTAAAGGTTGAATAATTTGAGCCTACTGCTTTATTTTGCGGCTCTTGCATGGCTTCCCGCTGCGCTGCATTATTACGGCGAATGAAGTCCAGTATCTCCAGGTATGCCACGCGCCGGTTATTGCCAAGAATGAAGCATTTCAAGCAATTAGGCGTAATCAGCTTGCCGGTTGCGTCTACTGCGTATTTTCTTGAGAGTCGAAATATTGTTTGACTGGATACCCCTAGAATGCTGCAAACTTCTTTTGAACCGTAGCTGCCACGAATCGGCAGACTGAGCGCGGCAAGAGTTGCCTGCATGGTCTTTTCTGCTGCCAGTGCGTTAAGGGTCGGATGGTTCACGCTGACTGCTCCCCTTGCGGCTGCTGTTCAGCGTTCTGCGGCCAACTGTTATTGCGGTGAAAAAAGCTCACCAACTCAATATAAGTAACCCGCCGGTTCGTGCTGAAACGGAATGATTCGAGGCAATCAGGGCGAACCAACTTGCCATCCTTGCTCCGTGAATAGGTTTTAGTCATTCGCCAGAAGATATGAGCGGTTATCTCCAGAATTTTGCAGACTTCAGCCGGTGTATAGCTGCCACGAAGCGGCAAACCGCAAATATTCAGCCTTTCTCTGGCTGTCTTTTCCGCTTGGATTGCCTCATTTGTCGCCTGGTTCTCTGCCATTGCCCCCCCCTTATCAAAACGCCTTTGATTTATGCCCCAAGTTCTCGGTTCTGCTGATATCCTGGTGAAGTCCGATAACTACAGTTAAAGCAGCGATACACATCATCATCCCGAATATCGCCATGACGTTCAGGAGCATTCACCATCCATCCCCGGCAGCGTGGGCAGCGCCCCATGAAAACTGCAAACCGGCGGCGCTCTTTCTTCTTCGGCTTCCTCTCTATCAGCTCTTCTTCAAGGTCATCACCCATAAGCGCCAACAGTTGCTTTTGTAAACCGGTCGGCCCGTCACCGTCCTGATCCCCGCCGGCATCATCCAGGGAATAACCTTCTTCAACCCCTCCAATAATCTCTTGCAGCGCTTCTGCCAGTGCTTCTTTCAACGGTTCCGGGTCAAGATCATACTCAGGTTCACCGCTGAAAAATACTATCGGCTCTTGCCGGATAATCTCTCGCTCTTGATCTTCAAGGCCGCTGCAACTGGTACAGCGGCAATCATCAACCCGTTGCCGGTTTTCTTCGCAATGCTGAGCGGTAAATCGGGCATGGTAGTGGTTGCAGTACATGGCGTTTTGTGAAAGCCAATCCTCTGTTGACTGCACCATGTGCATCAAGCACGCTCCAACAGTGTCTTGACGCGATATTCGAGCGCTTCAATTTCTTCCCCTTGCCGTTTTATGGTCTCCAGAAGGCTCTTAAATTCGCCCTGGCTGATCGTTACTGTTTCTACTGTCTCCTGAATCATCGCCACGATTCACCCCCATACTTCAATTCATGTTCAACCTGGCTTGCTCATCAGCCCCGGTTGACAGTTACTACAGCCTGCAACCGTTCATTGCCATACGGAAAGCAACTGCAATGGCTCTGTTGGCTGACCGGCGGCGCTGCATTCTGTGGTTCCATTCTGCCCGGACTGCTTCAATCAATCCTTTGATTTTATGCATGGTTTTCCTCCATTTTTCTAAAATAGGCTTCAATCTTATCCATATACTCTTTGATGCTGCTTAATCGGTCGATTGTGATATCAAGCAAATACGGAAACTCTTCAGGCAGTACCGTTAAACGGCTGTCACCCGGATCTGCCAGGTCATAAGCTGCAATCCGTATTGATTTCAACAGAGCTTCAAGCCTGTAGATTTCGTCATTCACCTCAAGAGCCTCATCAAAGGTAAAAAGGGCTGCGCTCATTGGGGCACCTCGCAATTCCTTCAAAAATTTACTTCTCTTGACAACAGTCATCCCGTCTCCCCCTCAAATCAGATTTTTTGCATTCCAATTGTGTTTTAAATTGCAGCCTCAAAGCGTGAAATCTTGTTTATAAACATGGTGTCAAGAAAACTGCGACCCTTTGCCAGCCTTTAAGCCGAGCTGTGCCTTTACGGTCAAATTTGCGTCTTTACACTTTTTGCCTTATTGCTCATTGCTTCCAGGGCGGTAATAACCTTTCCAGCCCCGGCACGATCCAGAAAGCGAAGATCCGAAACTTTAGCGACTCTGAAGATAAAAGAACGCAGTGCCTTTGCTCTCTGCTCCGGATCAATAACCCGGCTTACATCATCCCATAGAGCTTCGATCTTGCGTAATTGCGGCGCTGTTGCCATGCCGGGTCTGCCTTCAAGATCAACATGCCGGTCTGCTTTGCGCCTGAACCATGGCTTCTGGCCTGCCTTGGTTTTCATTTCCTCAATTAATGCATCTGCCTGACGGCTTGTAATTGCCGTGCTGCTTTCTACCCCGCCAAAATCCTTCAGCATGGCGCGATACGTTTCGTCATCCATGCCGATTGCATTCTTGAGTGAGTGAATTGCTTTGATCTGTTGCTTGTTAATCGGCTGCCGGTGAGAATGCTTTGCAATGCTCATGATCCTTCCTCGCCTTCCAAACATTCTTCCAGAGATGATGCATTGGCTATTGTCTTCGTGACTACATCCTGAGCAAGAGCACACACCCCGCTCCAGTAAATAGTTTTGAACCTTTCAGCCGTTACGTTTTCAATCGCAATTGCAGTCACCGCAAGCAGCGCTTCCAATTTGAGCTGTTCGTCTATGATGTTTTTTACGTTCTGAAGCATAGCCATCCCCCTTTTTAAATCGCATTGATTACTTCTGCTGTCACTTTGCTCTCGCCAAACTCAAAGGCCAGATTCATGGCCCTGATGATGTAGTTTTCAATCAAACCGGGAAATGCCTGGGAAATAGGTTGATTGTTGCTATCTTTGATAATCAGCCGTTGTTTCAGCGCTTCTATTCCGTCTTCAGTAATGATTGATTCGATCTTTGCGCCAATTCGCTTGAACTTGAATTCGATAAAGGCCCGCAAATCCTCATCTATCCCCTTGATTTCGGCAATCTGTACACGGCGGATAACTTCCCGCATGTTTACGTGCCGACGTTCATCAAGCATCTCTTTGAGTTCAGGTTGACCAATCATGATAATGCCAAGCAGCTTGCGATAACCGTCTTCAAGCTCATAGACCTGCTTGAGATACTTGAGCGCCACCGGGTTAAGGTTGTGAGCCTCCTCAATTATCAGTACGTGCCTGATTCCTTGATTTGCACGGGTAGTCAGCAATCGTTCAACCTGGCGAACCTTTTGCTCTGTCCTGATTTGCGGTTTTTCTCCTGAGATATCCAGGATGATGGCGTCACATAAACTCACGGAATTGATTCTGGATTGGATCCCATTGCCAGCGCTGATCCGTCGATTGCGGGCTTCAATAATTGAAATACCACCCTCACGGCGGAGGCTTTCCACAACCTTTTTCCGAATGGTTGACTTGCCGCTGCCGACTTCGCCGATAATGGCTATAAATCCGGCATTGTATGCAGCGTCCGTCATTGCCATTTCAGCAAAGCGATGTTCAGTTGACATGAAAATATCTCGCTCCGAATTGACGGAATTTAAAAACGGGTGCCTGAACAATTTGAACAGCTTCATTGCTCCTGGGTGTAACATTTCGACCTCCCATGTCATTGCAGCAACTTCCTGTGTTTCTTTGTTGGTAATGGCTTTCGGCATATGTGCCGAAACTCGCCTGCCATGCCCTTCTAACTGTGCTTTCCTCAAATCCAGACCAAGCGGCGACCATATCCGCGCCACTTCATAATCCTTTGATACCAACCAGTTCATAGCCTTGTGATTGTCCCGGATTACTTGCTCAAGTGCCCCTTTAAAACCCTTAATCTTGCGTGGTAAATACCCACGGTTTATGCAGAGATTCATGCTTGTTCGAGACACATTCCGCCCGACAATAGCTGCAACGGAAGTAGCGAGTTCCTGCTGACTGATGTCACATTTCAAGGCCAATTCTTTCAACACAATAGGCCTGAATTCAAACTGCCAGCACATAGCCGGTTTCGTTGCCATAATTATCCTACCTCCCGCCTGCTGCGCTTTTTACCGGGGTATCTTCCGGCGCGATAAAAGTCCCTGTTTCAAGGACTTGCTCAACCACTTGATTGATTAACCGGGCCTCTATACTCTCCCCAAAAGCAGCTCTCAAACTTCTATTCAGTTCAACCGACATAACGACTCCCGCGTCCACCAGCTCGTTAAAAAGCTTCATGATCGGCAGCCGAATAGGTGATGTTGGCCGGGAGATTTCCATTACAGTGCCTTTTTTAGGCATTGTGGCGAGATTGCTGACTTTATCGGCCTGATGCCCGAAAACTACCGTGCCAGGGAAGGGAACGGCCCCTTTCTTTGGCTCCTGAGTGCCGTAAGCCATTTCCTTGATCTGTTTTTTGGCTTTTTGGGTTGCTGTTTCAGGCAGCGCCCGGTATTCCTGGCCGATGATGGCGGCATTTACCGAGAAACAGCCGTTTTCTGCTGATAACTTGCCTATGGCCTTGATCTCGTAAGCAATATCATTCCAGACAACTGTAATGCTTTGATCGATTTTCCAGAGATAGGGATTGATACGGACTTTGACCTTGCAGCGGGCGGGCAGGGCTTCAATGCACTTCAGGTTATAATCACAGCCTTTGTAAGCCATTCGATAACCCTTTACTGTGCATTCCGCTTCAGGTTCGCTGAAGATCATGTTTAGAATGTCATCTTCCGGCAGCTCGCGGATCTGTTCTTGCTTAATTAAAAGCCAACTGGCAAGGCGGGTCATACCGTGGCGGCGGTGTATTTTAGTGGCATGATGATGGATGGTGAAATCAACAGCCCAATCATTCAGTTCTTCAACCGAATGAGCCGGGGAGATTCTCAGGCGGGTTTCAAAGCGGGTTTCAATGATATTGTGAACGGTTTCAACCGCCCCTTGGCGACGCGGGTTATATGGCTTTCCCTTTGGGCGAATAATGCCGAGACCATCAAAGAAATTCTTCATCGCGTGGCTGGTTTGAGCCGATCCGGCATCCATCAGCAGATAAAAAGGGACGCCTCGAAGTGGATAACGGCTATCTTCCTGACCTCGCCAAGCCCACTTGAGAAAATCCCAGAGGTTTTCCCGGCTCTCGCCATCGGCAATATAGTACTTGAAAGCAAAGAAGCCGGAAAAGTGATCATCAAGAACATAGCGCAACAGCTTTTGCTTGATTTTTGCAATGTTGCCGAGCTTATTCTTGTAATAGTCCCGTTCATCCATGATCCCCATTTTGCCGTTCTTCAGGTAATACTGAATGCAAACAGAAACGTCCACAATATGGCAGTAATTCGGGTGAAGGCTTCGCATTTCGGTATGAGGGGAAGGGGCGTTCAACTGTTCTTTGTTCATGAAATTCTCCCTCAATAATCGCTGCAGCGTACTAACGCTGACCTGCCCCTCTTCAATGATCCCGTTGTCTACTGCTATTTCCAGGGCTGTTTCTACCGGCATAATCGGCCCTTTATTCTCCCGGCCTGTTGCTTCAAGCAACCCGGCTATGTATCTGATTTGATCTTCGGAAATGTCGCTTTTTGCCACCCCTTTATCATCTCGCTGCTTTCTGCCACTCTTCCAGCCGTGTTGATTTGCCGTTCTGTAAAGCGTCCGTTCAGAAAGCCCCGTGAGTGATGCAAACTGCTCAATCACTTTCGGGGTGTCATCATTACAATTTAATTCATGGATAAAATCGGCTTGCCACATTTCCGGCCTCTCAAGTTAGATTATTGCGGCTGCTGCCATTCTTCCTCAGGGGCTGCATCGGCGGGCGCATGAACATCGTAGGCGTCCTGATACCAATGGTTTGCCTCCATGCGAAGCCTGTTCAAGAGGGCTATCAGCTGTATGGCAGCTGTAGGGCCGGGCACTTCACATTCAACAAGTCCTCTAATCTCTTTCAGATAACCGTTAAGTGAAATATTCAGGTTCTCGATTTTTTTGCAGTAGGCCACTTCACCAGGAGTTGTGTTCATCTCGGCGGCGATACCTTTAAGCTGAGACTGAAGTTGGACAATCTCTTTTGACTGCTCGTTAATCATCTCTTCTTTTTTGCCAAGCCAACGTTCCTTGGCCTCAATATTTTTGGCTGCCTCTTCCTTCACCTGGCGGTTTTCCTGAAGAATCTGTTCAATAACCTCCCTGATTTCTTCCCTGTTTGCCTTTTCGATGTTGATTACCTTGCCTTCACGGATTTCCATTCTGGCTTCATCCGGGAGGCTGGCATAGCCAAGGAGGTCTTTACGGGTGAAGCCGACTTGAGATAAAAGCTGAATTTCTGTTGGACTGAGAGTGCGAGCTATTTTCAAGTTATTGAAAGCGGTTGACCTGCCAAGTCCAAGGGCCTCTAAATAGTCGTCAACGCTTGTAACTCCAGGTATTTTGAGGAATTCTTTATTGTCAACAATCTCAGCAATTTGCTTCCATTCAAGGAATTCAGTAATTAATCTGACTGCCTTAAAAGCCTGCGCTCGGCCCGAAATCAGTCCAATTTGGTTGGACAATTTAACTGATTCAAGCGCCCTTTTTGCCTCCATAGCTCCATCTTCCCTGCCGGCTTTGAACATCTCTTCGTTAAATTTCACATCTTCATCAGTTATCGGTTTTCTGCCTGCCATTGTGTCTCTCCTATTCCCTGTTAAAATCAAATTGACTTTGATAAAGTAGCGTCGCCTATTTTGTTGAATCAGGCCAAAGCTTATCGATCGGTACGTTTAGCGCGGCGGCAATCGATTGGCGTAATAGAGGTGACTTGCTCCTCCCGGCAATAACATGGCTGATCGCACTACGCTCAACGCCAGATTTCCGGGCTATAGCCGCGCCTGAAACGCCTTTATCAATCATCAGTTTTTTAATTTTCTTGGCTGTGTTTATCAACATGGTGAAATATAACTTAAAGCTAATTTAAATAGCTGTCAACTATATTTTTTGTCATAAAGCTAATTTATTTAAGTTGGCGTATTGGAGTGCGTAAGGCTCTTCTGGGAATATTGCTTTATACGAAAGGACTGCAAATGAACTTTGATGAAGTATGGGAAAGGCTTTGTAAAGCCACTGGATGGCGAAAAATGGGGGAAATGGCTGATTTTTTATCTATTAAGTCTCCATCTGTTTCAGGAGCGAAAAGTAGAGGTACATTCCCCATTGAATGGGCTTTTAAAATAGGCCAGGAATTTGGTTTAAGTACAGATTGGATATTGACTGGAAAAGAGGTTGGCGGGCAGCAATCATCATTTAATACAGATCTTTTATTGACAGTTCTAGAAGCGTTTGAAGCCGCTCAAAAAATGCACTGGTATAATCCGAAACTGATGCCTCCAAAAAACCAGACAGCCTTGATTTATACTTTGTATGTTCTTTTCTCTGATCAAAGGTTGAAGCACCTGGTAAGCAAGGAGTTCATTACCGGCCAAGCAGGTCTGACCTATTTATTGATTACAAATCCTGGGGACATATTTAAGAATCCAGAGAATATAAAAGAGACGTTAGACCAGGTGAGGTTGACCGATGAGCTTAATTTATTTGAAAGAACAGTCGAGATATTATCTGAGTTTATGGCTGCATAGGATATTTGGCGGGGAAAATCTATTGTGATTCGGAGGGAGAAGTTGCAATGAGAAATGTATCTTTTGAACTGTATCGATACCAATTACTTCCGATGTCACGTCAAGTGCAGCAAGATTTCTTACATGACATTTCGTCGGTAGAGGACATTGAGCGTAATAAAAATAAGTTTTTAGGTGAAATTCTTGATAAATTTCCCTCAATTCTCCATAAAACGCATCATATAAACCAGAAACGAGAATTTTACGAGAATGATATCTTGTGCTTAAAGGTCGCAGTACAGAAATCGCTGGAAAGAGACAGAGCTGATTTTCGAAAAGAAAGATTGGAGAACTGGCCGAATGTCACGATCCTGATAAACAACCGTCAAGATATCCAAATGATAGCAGTATCAAAGAACGAAAAGGCTTTTACCTCGAGTGCGGTGATCATCAAGTCGATAGTTGCGCTTGTTAACGCACGATTGAAGTCTTACCAACTGCAGATGCATGCTGAGGCGATGTTTGACAAAAAAGAATTCTGGGCAATAGTTATGAGCCACCGCACAAGAATTCAAACAATAAAGTTTGAGCTGATCTCGCCTAACCTGGCGAACATATCCTCTCAGCTTAAATTGGACCTGAAGCAATTAAACAAGGACACGAATTCTCATAAAACTAACCTCGAATTCAATAGCCCTGCCGGTGCCACCCTCGAAGTCAATGAGAGCAACCAGATGATCAACAGCCTTCTGGATTATGCATCACAAGGCGGCGGAGATATTTCATTCAAGGTGAGAGGGTACAAAAAGAAAATTCACACGTCCACGTCGATAAAAACTGTGGAAATTGATGAGCTTATGGTTGAAAATCTAACTCCGACTCAGGTGGATCATTTCACAGACCTTTTCAAGGTATAGATGCTAGGGAGAATCAAAGACATATCGTTTTATGTGATGATCGGTGCGGCCTTGTGGGGATTTAACAAGGCTATTCACTCAGATTTTATCATCACATTTCTAAAGAAGGATCTGATAACTATCCTCATTGCCCTGCTCGCCATCAATGCGACTACTTCCGGGCTGATTTTGACGGGGCTGAAGAGCATTGTCGAGCGCCATGCATGCGATTTTTCTTTGACTATCAAGGAGCTGAAAGCATCTATAACAGAGCAGCTGGCCTTCATCATCATTGCCGTGGCTGTTATGAGCGTTATGGAGAGCACCTGGTATAGATCAACTTCAGACTACGTTAATTACATCTTCGAAGTTTCGCTCACCTCTGTCTTCGTTGCTGCGCTTAGTAATCTTTACGACACAGCATCGGCAATCTTTATTTTAGTGGACCAAGATAATACCCCAAGCTCTTAAAACCATCCAAAATCTACCGCAAAACATGTCAGAAAAATCGGCGATTTTTCCCGATCAAATTTATTTTGATTTTGCCCCTTTTTTATTCCTCAATGTAAGCATCTGTAAAGCAATGTAAATCTACTTATGACAATTTCTGCGTACTTATATGACACTCCCCATTAAAAGGTTTGACGGCGGATTCTCGGTGCCGTCGACTACGCCGGTCTGCAGCGCCTGGTAGACCTCGGAAAAGGCCATTACCTGGGGAATAGCGCCGACGGAGCGCATCTGG